TGATGAACTAGCAATAGTTCCAAAAATTGTACCTGGTGTTGATGCTGTAATTTTTATTCTTCTTCCAGCATGATAAATAGAAGTTACATCTGCACCTGCAATTGTAAAAGATGTTCCTGATGCGTAAGCAGCAGTATAAGAACCTGATCCATCACCATATTCAATCCATTGTGAATCATTAAACCAATCTCTAGTATTTTTCATTAATGCTCTAATGGCATTGTTAAGATTACTAGGTAGCATACCCTCATTAACATCAATAGAGTTTAATGTTGTATTGTTTGCTTGGGTTGTTGAATAATCTTTAATGTTTGTTGTCATGTTACTCCTAATTCATAAACCAACTAAATGCTTTATCGCTTTCAGTATTATTTTTATTAATTAATGTATTTACAGCTTCTTCTACTTGTCTTTGAAACAGCTCTTGTGCTTCAAAAGAATATCTAATGTTATCTATATCTATTTTATCACTCATTATCTTGATCCACCTTGACTAGCTGTTAAGTCAATTCCTTGTGCATTATTCCAAATTGTTTCTGCTGGTATTTTTACATTAGCTCTAAAATACCTACCACTTTGTCTTACTGGAGCTATGCCAGTTGTATTCATTGTACTTGATGATGAGCTTGTAACTGTATCTGCAAGTTTATCTCTAGTCTTAATAACTACATTAGATGAAGCATCAATTAATGGCCTTACTGCTGTTATGTTAGCTCTAAGACCTGGAAACAACTCTGTTTCTTTTGTTTCAAGTTCAGCTTCTAAATTTTTTCCAGAAAAAATAGCTGCTTTAAAATTTTCATCTATAGCACCTAAATATAAATGTCCTGTTGTCCAAAATGCTGTGTCTAATGAAATATTAATATCATCTAAGTTTTCAGAAATAATATCCATCAACTCAACTGTGTTGGCTACTACGAATTGTTTAAAGATTTGTGATGCTTTAACTTTAGCAACTGACCACTTTTGAGTTACATAGTTGTATATCAAAAGTTTATCACAAATTCCAGTAGTGTTTGGATTATCTTTACTTGGATATAACCAAATCGCTAAAGTATTAAACGGATCAACAGCAGCAGTTATTCTATCTGTATATGCTTTGTTTAAATCACTATCAAAAAATCTATTTACCTTTTCAGCTCCTATCGGAAGTATTTGATCTCCGTTAATTTGAAAAAATCCATCTGATGCGTAGAAGAAAACTTGTCTGTTGTCTTGGCAAACTGTTTGTCCTAATACTGCACCTCTATTTGGTGATATAACTGAGAACCTAAATACAGTTGCTCCACCAACAAAGTCCATACGAATGATTTGATCTTCTCTAAAAACGTAACCAATCTCACCAGATGTTATGGCAACTACTTGTCCACCAGAGCCAGGCAAGTCTTGAATATCTGATGAACTTACACCAGCTTCCCAAGTTGAAATATCATTGATACCTGACCATGCTACTCTGTTTTTAGCGTTTTCTATATTACCAGTAACTAAGAAATCTCTAATAACACCACTTACTTTAAATTTAGATGGTACTGTTCCTTGACCACTACTTGTAACTAAACTTTGTAAAGTTGCAAAATTAGTTGAAGTACCCATTTCGTAATACATTGGAGGATTAACTCCGTTACTTGCTATTACAAATTGGCCAAATTGAGTAAATGTAAAAAAATCTGTATCACCACCACTTACAGTACAGCTACCTTTAACACTAGAAAAAGTACCAGATGTTAATTTATAAATATTATCTTTTGTACCTACAAATGTAAAAACTGTATTTGTATTATCTCTAAATGAACCAGCACCTTTTGCATTTTGTGTAACATTACTTGCACCACTATAAGCAACCAATCCTTTTACTGGTTTGTAACTTGCTTGTGCATGATAAACATTAGTTGCTACAGTTGCACCTGGATTTAAATGATCTGGTTGGTCTGGCAACCATTCGCCAAAAGGTAATTGCATATAAACCTAGTTAGTTGATGTTGAAAAATTGTTAGAGAAAGCAGATCGTACAGAGTCCTCTGATCTTATCTGTAAAGGAGAACCACTAAATTGATCTTCTCTATCGTTTTGTTCTAATCTTTCCATAGCTGTTGCAAACATAGATTGCCAAGTTTGAACTTGTTGTGGGTTATATCCACCTAAAAAGTTTGCAGCATGAAATAATGAACCATATAAATATATAGCTGGGTGATTAGATAAAATAAAATTTGTTGTGTTTGTGTCTGACAAAGCATCAAATTTTTTGTAAAAATTTAAAACACCAGAATATGAGCTGTCTGGTTTTGGCATAAATCTAAATGTATCACCTAGAATTGTATATGCTTTTGGTAATCCTGTTTCAGATGTACCATTAACTTGATCCATTTGTGCTGGAGTCATGTATCTTAATGGGTGCTTTGTACTACCACTTAAAATATATAAATCTCTGACTTGTAAAAAACCAGTTGGTAACGCCTCTGTTTCTGTATCAATTGTAAAAGTTGATTGTGCAATCATTTTTCTAATTCTTAGTTTTGAATTAAAATCAGCTTCAGTAAGAACTATAAAATCATCTGCTATCTCATCAGTTAAATCTGATCTGTTTAACCAGTTTGCAATTGATGCTTTTAGTGTTGTGTAATTTGTTAATGCCATTAGAATCTTCCTGGTGCAGTTCTAAAATATCTATAATCAGAACTATTAAGTTTTTCTTTTAAAATTTTTGTTTGAACATCTTTTGGTAGAGCAAACCAGTTACCATTGTTTTGATCTTTGTTATATTCTTTAGCCCAAATTTCTAAAACAAGTGTGGGTATTGAGGCCACTCTTTTTAAACCTTTGTCTGCACTATACCCATCATTTTGTGTGTATAGTTTTTTATTGTGTTCAATAATTGGTTTGTGATCTATTTTTCTTTCATGGACAACACCTTTATCTGTGCCAATAAAAGTATCACTTAACAAACCATCTTTTTCTATAGACTTATTCAACGTCCACCACCTTTATATCTTGTTAGTTTCTTTTGCCTTTTTTCAGACTTATTTAAATTTTTTTTATGCTTACCTAATTTGGGTGGTTTATCTCTAGGAACAAAATGAACAAACTTTTGCCTAGCCACTTAATTCAGTAACATAAAGATCGCCACTACCTATAAATGCAACTTTTTCACCTGGTCTAACTTTGATAATTTCTATGTCGTTAGCTGGTATATACATTGTGCTTGTAGAAGCAGTTGGTGATGCACCAAAAGCAACATTACCATTAGCAGTAGCAACAAGTCTTACAAACTGTGTATGAGCTAACAAAGCATCAGTTGTAGCAGCACTAGATCCACTAGATGTTACCTTTTGTGTTTTGATTGGAAATAATCCGTAATTATATGACATTAGTATTTACCTCTCATACTTTTCATCTTTTTCTTTTTTTTCATTTTAGATTTTTTTGATGGTCGTCCTTTTTTTTTACCATAAGTTCCTTTTCCCATTGGCATAATATTTCTCCTTTAATTATTAGGTTACTTGGGGGAAGTACTGGCTAAGCAAGATCCCCCAAATTTTGTTATCTTCTTATAACGTAAGTGATTTCCATTATTGAAGTATTAGTTGATCCACCATTTGTGATCGCTTCAATAACTGATCCCTCATTTACGCTGTTTAATGAAGTTGGTTCTACTTCATATTTTTTACCAGCAGAACCAGATGCTACATGACTAATCGCAGCAGACGTACAAGCAACACCATCTATTTCAAAAGTAATAGCAGCAGTTCCTGTAGTTGTTGATTGGTTATGTGCAAAAATTTTAATTATTCTTCCACCATCAGGTACATTTACAAATGTAGATGATGCAGTTGAAACATCAGGTATAGCAGATGTTAAAAAATAATCGTTAAGTGTTCTCATGTTTTTTTTCCTTATTTATTTGCTTCGTTCCGTCATTGACTTCAAAGACCAAACAAAATGTTGATTGAATATAGGGGGATTGCTCCCCCTATAATTTTATAGATTATGATGTAGTTACATCAAATACAGCACCACTTGCTTTTTCATTTCTTGAAACAAGTGTGTACTCAGCTAATAATGCTTGTTTTGTAGCATCACCAGTTTTTGCAAGATCCATGATTTGGAAATCTCTTAGGAAAGCAGTTGCAAACATATCTGGTTGAAGAACAAATACATCTCTAGCTCTTTGGAATCTATTTGGTACAACAGTCATTGAACCAAAATCAGACTCATATACATCAACAGCAGCTACTAATCTTTTGTTTTCTGCTGGATCAAATCTAGTTGAACCACCAGTAAATCCAGATAGTACTTGTTTGTTGAAAGAGCCAACCATGATCATTGATGGATCGCCACCCTCATCCCAACATTTCTTAATAACAGATTTAAGTTGAGATTCTGTGAAAGCTCTTTGAGTTCCATCAGTTCTTGCAGTACCAGGTACATCAGCACTTGATACTTGACCATTTGCTCCACCAGCACC